ACCCACAGCGGCCACACCATAAGTCGCCACAATAATCTTGTTAGTACTTGTTTTAATTTCGTCATATTCTTCTTTACGATCTTTGGTTTTTACCTCACCTGATACAAAAACTGCATCTTCAATTTCATTAATAATAAATTTGCCAGAATCAATTCTATTAACAAGTACAAGCGTATTGCCTGATTGTGCAATTTTTTTAATTAATTTGCTAACATAAATCATTCTATCATCGTCGGTGACAAGATATTTTAATTCATCGGGATATGATGTAAAAACTGGTAAATCTACCATTTGAACTATGTTCACATGGCATGCACTGAGCACACCGATATCTTGTAATTCGTGTGCTTTAATGCCGCCGACTACTGGGCCAAGGCTTGCAAAGATTTGTTCATATTCAAATTTTTCCTTGGGTACTGTTCCCGTTAATCCCCAGCGAATAGGTGCATTACATAGATTTTGTGTAAGCAAATTCTTTAATACTTCAGCCTTTGCCATGTGTACTTCGTCGACAATAACTGTTTTAACACCATCAAGAAATTCAGCGAGTGTTACAATATCATATTCGTGATTTTTACTTTTCTTATCAAGAATATTAAGACTTTGCCATGTACAAATAGTATGTGTCTTGTTAAGATCCTTGCGATCTCCGTAATAAACACCGACATCTAATCCCACTGCAATAAAGTCTTCCTCTGTTTGTTCTACTAATGATTTATTAGGAACAATAGTAATTGTACGACCATATTTTTCTGCAAGCTGACTTAATGTTGCTGTTGTAATAGTTTTTCCTGCACCTGTTGCAATCTCTTGTAGTGCTTGAGTATTGGTTAAAAATGTGTTAATTGCGGCAACTTGATAGTCACGCAACATAATAGGTTGACCTGCTTGTTGGTGACCTTTGGGCCATACTTTGCCTTGGTCAGCCCAGTAAGATTCAGTAACAGGCTCAAACGAAATCTTACTGGTAGTGCGTAAGTCGTCTACTTCTTCAACACTAATTCCCAGCTTGTTTAGCACTTCTAAAATGGTTTCAAGCTGACTTAAATAACCGTTACCACCAAGGCCAAATAAACTAACCATTCCATCCCACCGTCCAAGTTTATACGCAGGATGATATCTTGCATATGGATTTTCATACTTAAATGTGTTGGCTAACTTCTTGCGAGCATCAAGCGGCAAGTTCTCTAATTTAATATTAACTTCGTCTTTAATTACTAATCGTACTGTCATTTTATTCTCATTTCAAGAACGGTGGGTGCTTCAGAATATGTAATAACAAGATCACAACAATTAGTATATAACGCCGCTTTATTATATCTGAGATTAGCATCGAACGAAATTACACTCATAGGAGTCCAGTCATTTTTTATCAAAAATTTAGGTAATTTTCCAGTTTGTATACCGACTACTTGTGTAGTGCTATCTAGTTGTGCATTATATTTTTTTTCAGCAATAAACTGATTGAATAGTTTTCCTTGTGGATCATTGTCCATTCTAAAATAAATTCCAACGTTATCTGCAACGTTATTTTTTTCCAAAGAATTGCTCAAAATTTCCATATTTTCCTGAAGTTTTTGTGGTAGCCAATTAGGGAAAACAACCAGTAATGGAAATCTTTTAAGTGCAATTAAAGATGTTATTACATTGTCCACTGTGTGTATTGTACTGTCAATCCATAGTCGAGGCTGTGGTCTATTGGCAATGTGCTCAACCAAGGAATTTCCGGTTTTTTCCGGTTTTTCTGCAAAATATTGGTATCTAACACTTCTGTCATTAATGATGTTTTCGTCAATGGTTGTACTGATACCAAGATCGTCAGTAATGGCTTTTTGAAAGTTGTTACCAGGCATGTTGCTGATTAAGAACTGATCCTGAAATGTTGATTTTTCCCAAGATTTTATGGTTTTGTAGTGATTTTTTATCAACTCATCGATCTCGAAATCTTGTGTCTCCAACAACTCAACTAGTATTACTACATTTTTCTCTGTGAGGTCGGCATGATAGGTTTTTCCGGGATTCACTTGTATTAAATTTTCAATATTTTTTGTGTTGTGTTGTATAATTTTACGAATATTGGCAGAAAAAGTGAATTCTACAACCAGTGTTAAATCATCTGATGAATTTTTGCCGATAAAGAATTTTTTTACCTGTTCAACTTTTCTAAAGTTTTTAGACCAAGTTGGCAATTCTAATACGTGTGTTAAATCTTCAAAATTTTCAGTTATTTTTTCCCTATGTTCCTTCAAAATCTTCAATAACAACTTTGACTGACTTTCGGTGATAAAATAATTAGTACTAACTGCTGTTGCTAAACTTCGTAAAACTCGCGAGTCTCTGCTGGGCATTATTTCTTCAATAGTAGGACCAGTAAGATTTACAATTTTAAGCAATAAGTGATCAACTGTTATCATATATGTAGTATAGCATAGAATTGTCTAATGTCAAACCTTTTAGACAAAAAAAATAGGCCATAAATATTTAAGGCCTACTGGTCACTTTTTGGTGAAATTAATTATAAACTTGCGTCTTCCATACCTGCAATTCGCAATTTTACAATATTAGTGATTTGCCATTGTTTCTGGTCAAGCCCTTTAGTAATACCTAACCATTTATTGCGGAGTAAAGCAAACTCGTTGATAATTTTTTCAAAGTCAACAACGTCTGCTTCACCTTCCACAAACTTTTCACAATCTCTTGAACTTAATGCACGTTGATATGTTTCAAGGTATTTTCTAAAATGACTACTTTTTAATCTTCGCAATTCAATGTTTAAATATTCTAAAATAGCTTCAATTTCTTGCAATTGACCAAATCTTTGTTCAACTACGCCTGGTAGATCGGCCGCTGATTTTTCCAAATTGCCAAAGATTTTTACTTCTTTCTTGGCTTCTTGTAATTCAGATTCAAAATGATCAACAGCATCCGGGATATTAGAAATATCTTTGGCTATTTTAGTATACCAGCCCATTAAAAGTCCAATTCTTGTAGATCGTCTTCGTCTCCGAAGTCATCGTCATTAAGATAATATGCAATAGCTTGATCTAGTGTTTCATCAACACCTGTAGCCGCCTGTAAGGCCTTATCAGGTACTCCAAAATCGGCAAGAAGGTCAATATAACGTTCTGCTACATTCTCTAATTGCTTTTTATCAAGATACTCGACAAAGTTTAACCAAATATCACCAATTTGTGTTTCATTCAACATCTTCTGTTTTCTCCTCTGGAATGGTAGGTGTAGATTTAAGATGATAATTCTTCATTATCATATCTAATTTATCATCTTTCCATTCTTTTCGGTAGAATAAGAACTCTTCTCCGGAAGTTGGGTCAACATACTTGAGCCTATTACCTTGTTGTACAAGCAATCCTTGCTTTTCAAAAAGATCTACAAGACCACTGTAAGGACTCATACCTGTTGCATATGGAATTTCGATTTGCAACGACTCAAAAGGTTTTGCATAACGTGTTTTCATAATTTTACAGGCTGCACGAATACCATGTACTTCACTTGTCTTGGTACCATTCTCGTCAGTCTTAAGTTTAAGTTTTTTCATAGCAACTACAATCGAACTTGCATAAACAAATCCCTGACCACCACTAATCTTGTCATCTGGATCGAACATATCCTGACTTGCGTATGTATGGTTGGTGCAAACCATACCTACATTATAACTACCAAACATGTTAACACAATTACGAACAAGACTTGTAAGTGCTTTAGGCTTACGACCCATGTCTCCCTTCATATCACCTGCTTCAAACTGGTTAATGTCAGTAGGAGTAAGCAACATACCTAATGAGTCTATAACAAATAAGACTTTAGGACGAGGCTCCATAGCTTTGTACTCTTTCATGAATTCACTGATAGTTTTTGCAACATCATCAATCATAGCCATGTTGAGTTTAAGCAATTTATCTTCACTTGTATCTACACCAAGTGCGTGAAGCCATGCTTCGTCAAGTGCATTTTCGCTATCAATTAAGACTACAAAGATTCCTTGTTGTTGTGCGTGTCTGACGAGGTTTCCTGAGCAGATAAATGATTTTCCGGCGCCTGACTCTCCGGCAAAGACAGTAACTTTACCAAGAGGTACGCCTTTATTAAAATCACCACTAATGAGGTAGTTGAGAGCATAATTTCCTGT